TCAGTTGCTGTAAACATGCAGAATCAATACAAGGGCCATAAGAAGGTATATCATGTGTATTACACTGGCAAGACAAGCTATGAACCGATATATTTTTCACTGGTTAAGATGGTAATGGAAGAGAACAAGAACCCAGAGGAGGTGTTAAAATCGAAAGGATTAAACCCTGTTGTATCTACTGTCAAAGTACCAGGCTCCAATCAGTCAGATGTACCTACAAAAACCAAAGAAAGTACCAATGTTGCAACTGCGGAGCCACCATGCTCACCAGCAACGGCAATACAGCTGGGCCTGAAATAAACCAAACGGAGTTGATTTAAATGAAGGAATATGAGCTTGAGAAGATCACAGGTAACAAAGCTAAGAAGGTATAAGATGAGAACAGATACAAGAAAGGAATTGGCAATAAGAAAGGGAGAATATTACCCAAAGCTGAATAAACTAATAGAAGAGCTAGGTGAATGGAACATTAATCAATCAGATTTATCCAGAGAATGGAATATTCCCACAACAACGATACATAGATGGACAAAACAAATTGTCGACCAAATGGATGCCATAGATTTGACAGAAGTGGGAAGGAATATTAAATCTGGATTCCTTCATAACATAAAGGTATGCCAGAGGCTAATATTATCAGAAGACAAGGCAACAAGAGTGGCAGGAATAAGAACATTCAACGATACAGCAGACCATCTTAACAGGTTCATGGAGAATTTTGGATATAAAGAGAAGGTGGCAGAGAAGATAGAAAACCTAGGAGCTCCAATAAATATACAGATAAACAATCCAAATGACGAATATCCCAACGTTGAAGAAGACGAGAATAATACAGTTCCACCCAGCTAACAAGAAACAAGAACAGTTCTTATTTAGCTTAAAGAGTGAGATACTTATGAGCGGAGCGGTAGCTGCAGGAAAGAGTTTATTAGGGTGCTATAAGGGTTTCATGCTTAATATGAAATATCCAGGAAACAGGGGTTTAATCTGTAGAAAGGAAGCTGCATCTTTGCGTGGCTCAACCATAATCACCTTATTAGAGCAGGTTATCCCTTCCAGTTTGATAGTTTCATATAACGCACAGACAGGTAGATTAATACATAGAACCCCAGATCCTAAGCACAATAGTGAGATAATCTTCTCTGGCCTTGATAAGAAAGCTGACCAGACATATCCCACTAAGATAGGTTCAACTGAATATGGTTGGGAATTTGTTGATGAAGGCACTGAAGTTGATGAGGGTGATTGGGACATGCTTATTACCAGGTTAAGATACAAGATTCCACATTTAACAGACAAGCAGAATGCCCTGATACCGAAGCAGATATTCACTGCAACAAACCCAGACAGCCCATATCATTGGATGTATAAACGCTTCTTTAAATCAGATGTGGCCAGTAGGCAGGCGATATTGACAACTCCATATGATAACCCTTATTTAACACAAAACTACCTCAAATCGCTTGAAACGAGCTTGAGTGGCATAAGAAAGGAGAGGCTTTTGTATGGTAAATGGGTTCAAGCTGAAGGTGTAATATACAAGAACTTTGATCCTGCATTGCATGTAGTGAATGATAGTCAGCTGCTTCCTTTAAAGGATTACAAGGAACTTATAGCTGGTGCTGATAGCAATTATCCATTACCTAGGGCCTGCGTTTTGGTAGGTACAAGGGGCGATGGCACTGTTGATGTTATAGATGAGTTCTATAGGACTAATAGCCATGTTGAACAATTATGTAATTGGCTAACTGAATACAGTAAGTTAGCTGAGAGAAGCATAAAGGTGTTTCATGATCCTAGTGATCCAGGATCTATTGACAAGATAGCCAAGAATCCAGGTTCAACTTGTATGAAAGCTGAGAACACTGTAATTGGTGGGATCAGTGAAGTGAGCAGACAGTTTGAGAACAATATAATACGGATAAGCAAGAAATGTGTTAATACAATAAAAGAGTTGCATTCATATAGGTGGGAGAGTAATAAGGAAGGTGACAAGCCACTTAAGGAGAATGATCATGCCATGGATGCTCTTAGGTATTGCTTGTTCAGTCACAAGATGCACCAATCTAATGTGTTTATATTGGAGGATCCAGAGGGGTTGATAATGTGAAGGAGGGATATATATGACTGAATTTAAATCAATAAAGATCAAAACAGAAGTATTTGACAAGCTAGTACAACAACCAGGTAGAACTATGAGTGGAAAGATTCTACAATTGATAGAAAAGAAGGTAGAACAAGTAGAACCAGTAGTAGAACAAGTAGAACCAGTAGTAGAACAAGTAGAAAGTTTACCTTCATTTGCTGAAATAGTTGATCAGGATGACTTTGATATAATTTATGTAAACATCAAAGGCAAGATTCAAGCACAGATTAATGATACAGTAGAAACAGAAGTGCGCTCATTGAAGAAAAGATATTGATAAGGTGATATAAATGGGACTATTCAACAACAAATGTGAGTTCAGGAAGAGATGTAAATTGTATAGTGATACTTCTGTAACTTGCAATTATAATAATGGTATGTATTCTGATGATAGGCCAGCTTCATGCAAACAAGAGTTTTTGGATAATAAAAAGACAATCTTATAAATATATCATTTCAGAAATAGAGTATTGGCCATGAAAATCGTTGACAGATTCAGGAATTGGATAACTAAAGGTGTAGCCAAGCAAGGTTATGATCAGCTATTGAAGGCTGTTAATATTGTCACTTCTCAAAATATCAGACCAACAACATCACCATTGTTCGGGTCCAATGGCAGGTATCAGTTAAATAAAAGATATGGATATCAAGGTTTGTATTGGCTTTCATATCAATCAGACATTCTAAATATAATACACGGCACACTGAGAAGAGAACTGTTCAGGAACGGTTATGATATTCAAGAGAGCAAGGATCTTGACGAGACACATACTGAAGCAGAGCAAGAGGTTAGCACTGATGAATCTGTTGTTGACAAGGAAGAAATACTGAAGTTCTTAGAAGACTGTAATGAGAATCATCAGACCATTGTTGATGTGTTTGAGGAACTGGAGGATGATTTGTCTATTGTTGATGAATCTTTCATGCTTAGAAGGTTTGATTATTTCTATGATTCTGACACAATGGAGATAACAGGCAAGAAACTGTTGGAGGTTCTCAGAGTAGATCCTAGGGTTATCCAATTGATAATAAACGAACAGGAACGGCCAGCATATAATGATGAAGGTAAAAAGCTCTTTTTCTGTCCGATGCATAGAGGTGAGTTACTAGAAGACATTGAAGAATGCCCTAAGTGTGGCATGAAATGTTTTCCTGCTTTTTTTGAGCATGCTTATAATTCTGAGACTGTTTATTATGCTGATTTTGAGATGATGCATAAGAGCAAATACAGGCCGAGCAAACGTGGAGGTTATCCACCTATTTTACATTTAACTCATAAGGTTAGGACATTATTGTTTATGGACATATATATCCAGAGATTGTATGATGGTCAAAGGCCACCAAAATCATTACTAGCTTTCAAGACAGGAAATCAAGAAGCTATGCATAAGGCATGGGACACAGCCAGACAGATGGTGAGAGAAGACCCACATGCCCCAACTATTATGGCAGTTGAAGATACTAGTTCTGGCCAAAGTTTTGTTGAGTTCGTTGATTTCATGAAACCTCTCACAGAGATGCAATATACTGAGACAAGGAATGAGATGAGACAAGTAATAGGAGCATTTTATGGTGTAAGTCCGTTATTTCAAGGTGACATTTCTAATTCTGGCGGACTGAATAATGAAGGTTTACAGATAACAGTAACTAATAGGGCTGTTGAATGGGGCCAAAGCATATACAACAAATTTCATTTTCCTTTTGTATTAGATGGCTTGGGGGCTGTTGGTTTTTCTGTCGTACTGAATCCGTCTGAAGAACAAGACGAGATGGCCAAGTTACAAAGACAAAACCAGAGCTTGCTTAATGGCGACATGGCCAGTAAGATGGGCCTTGAAGCTGAGTATGATGAGGACACAGGCGAAGTTGTCATACAAAGTGGCACAATTACATCCAGCAGCATGGGTGATGATCCTTTTGGTGATACTGATGATTCACCTAGTTTTGGAGAAAACACTGACAATCCAAATTCTAATGTAGATGTTGAAGGTGAACCAGCACCTGCTGCTGATTATTCTGATAAAGCTTTACTTGCTAAAGCTATTGCAAGACCTTCTTTCACTGGGTTGACTTCTAAGATAAAGAATGAGATAAACAAGATACTGGCAACGTTCAAGCGCAGGCCCTCAGAGAAACAGTTAAGGGAATCTCTATCTAAGATAAACCACCAATTGACTGATGAGATAAGACGTTCTGCTGATATTGAATTAAGAAAGACATATATGAGAGAGATGGAGAAAGTAGAGAAAGACCTGAATATCAATATCCTGTTTGACAAACGTGATGAGAACGCCATACATGTGCTGACCAACAGTTCAACATTAAGCAAGGCATATTCCAATATATCCTCTAATCTCACAAAGAAAATCAATGATGTGATACTTAATGCTTTCCAGAGCCCTAAGGGTCTTAATACTCAGCAGATGATTAATGATTTGAAAGACGCTTCCATGATAGCTGATTTTCAAGCTGAACGTATTGCCAGGACAGAAACAAGTAAAGTGTCAGCTGCTGCAAGGTTCAATTCATATTCAAAAGAGGAGGGGGATTTTCTTGTTAAGCATATTGGCCCTGCAGATTATAGGACTACTGAGATGAGCAAGAAGGTAAAAGAAGCAACAAAGAATGGTGTCAGCTGGGAAGAATATGTTTCAATTATTAAAAGAGTGACTGGTGAAATGAATCCAGGCTGGCGTGTTGATCCTGCTGCTCCTATAACTCACCCAAATACAAGACATACGTTTGTCAGGGTTCCTGTGTCTGCTCAGAAGATTGATAAAGTTATGAAACCAGCAGGGCCTCCAAAGAGTGATATTATTAAAACAGACCTAACAAATCACAATACTAACCTCTCAACAGAGCTTGATATATTAGAAAGACAGAAGAACCTTGAACTTATTGAGAAGAAAGAGGCAATAATTGACAGGCTGAAACGTGATCTTGATGACAGAACTTGAGATATTCCTGGATGCGAGCAAAACGCAGAAAGTTGACAAAATTATTGATTTTGGTATAGTCCCAGCTGGTGAGGTAACACAGAAAGAGTTTTTCATTCATAACACTATAAAGTATGATATCAATGTAACGCTTAAGCTTGTGGGAGAAGGGGTTGCTCTAAACAATGGTTCCTCCATCACTATCACTCCAAGAACTACAAAAGCTGTTTCTGTTACCCTTTCTCCCACTCTTACTACTATGCAGCCGATAAAAGCAAAGGTTGAGATTAATGGCAAATATGTGGTGAGGTAATGGCCAATATATTCCTTACTCCAGCTGGCAGGGCAACGCTCGCTTCAACACTTTATGATGGCAGTGATGCAAGCGGATCTGATAAAGCTACCAGTAGAACTTTAGATGTTGGCGGTACTCCGTTGCTTATCTTGGTTGATAGGCGGATACTTATTCCGACAACAGATTTCACAGTGTCAGGCAATGTTGTTACATTCAATATAAGCCTTGAGAATAGACACAAATTGAGTGTGTGGACATGAAAAAATTACTATATTTATTGTTAATCTTTGTAATGATTCCCTTAGTTACAAGCACAGAATATCCTTTCGATGATCAAGATTATGATTACAGGTACAATATCTGGAATGTTTCTAATTTAACAGCAGGAAAGTTGAATGTGACAGGACAGATTAACAGTCAGAGAAGTTTGATTATTAATCAAGTTGATAATATTGTAAAATCCCCATTATCGGTATATGGTGGGCGACCTGCAGGTACATTTGGTGCTGCTGATAGTGCAGCAGATATTGTTATTCAAGCTGGTGCTGGTGGAAATGCTATCGGTTATGGGTATTCAGGAGATGGTGGAGATATCCTATTAACTGCTGGTGCTGGTGGGACTTATGATACTGATGGGAAAGATGGTAGAGTTTTGATAAAGGGAGATACAAATATTACTGGTGGCGTTAATGCTAGTGGAGATATAACAGCACTAGGCTCAGGAAAATTTGGAGAGAGTCTTGATGTTAATACAAATGAAGATAATCAAGTAGGATTGGAATTACATGGAGTACGTCTAGGCGGGCCAGTTAGCGAGAGAGGCGGATTTATCAAGATGCACTTAGATGATGGCCATCCATCTTTATATCAATATCTTAATTATAATATGCAGTGGGTGTTTGATACTTCTGCTCAAGCCACTTATACCGACGCTGGTGTTGCGTGGATTGGTGCTTTTGGTGATGCCTCTTTTGCAGATACAAACCTCACCATTGGTGCTGATGGATTAGTAAGTGTTGACGCAGATGATGTAGGTATTAAGTTAGGTGAAGCTCAAGATGTTCATTTATATTATGATGCAAAGAATACTGTGCTTGATAATCTTGTAGGAAGCGGGATGCTTGACATTAACATGGACACAAATATCACTGGAGATTTGAATGTAACACAAAACATAACAGCCACAACCATCAAAGTGAAAAATAATGCAATTGATATAGCTGCTATTTATGGAAGTATAACTCCTGAGTTGAAAATAGAAAGTTTGGATAGTTATTTGTCTTTATCTTCTGAAGATGATGCAACTTTTGGGAGTGCAATTATTTTGACAGATTTTGCTTCAGATGGGAGTTTAAATAATAAATGGGGGATTATCAGACAAACAGAAACAACTGGAGATAATAGAATAAGTTATACTTATGGAACAGATAGAAATATATGGGATAACACAGAATTGTTTAGAATGGGAACTAAAGGAAGATTTTATACAAATCGATTAGAATCTCTTACAGGTTCAATAGATGTTACAAGTAGTATTGATATGAATGAAAATGCATTTTATTTAAGTGAAGTTGATAATGCTTATTTACGATATACTTATCTTACAGGAGAAATTATATTGAATTCTGGATTAGATGTTAATGGTCCAATAAATTCTAATGGACTTACAACAACAGCTTATGACATCACAACAACCACAGGAAAAATTAAAGCAAATAGTTTAATTATTGACGGCGGGTTTCCTGCAATACCAAGTGTTATAGGGTTAGATAATGATGGAGCAGTATCTGGGAGCTTATATATAGGTGGATTTGATGAAGGAGGAGGTGATGTTTTTTATAATCTTGAAAATGGGTATATCTATTTTAAAAATCTGCTCTTAGGTGATGGAACAACTTCAAACACAACAGTAACTATTAATGGAAAATTGAAGGTCACAGGAAATGCCACATATAATTCATATTATGGTGGGATGTTTTATCATAATCATACAGGCACAGAATTAAGTTTTGCTAGTGATGGAGTATATTATCCCTTATACTTTACAAATGCGTCACATCTTAATGGATTCACAGCAAATAACATTACAATGATGGGGAATAGTAATCTTACAGCACAAATTAGTGGATTATATCAAGTTACTTACATGGCATCAGGTGATGGACAGAATAACCATGAATATTATACTTCTGTATATGTTAATCTTGAAAATAAAGATAATTGTGAAAATCATCATAAGATGGCTGCTGGAGGGGATATAATAACACAATCTGGAACTTGTTTTATACAAATTAATAAAGACGACCAAATATCTCTCAGAACAGCTGATATTGGTAGTACAGGCACAGGCAATTATTACAGTTCAAATCTTAATTTAATAAGGCTGGGTGATATATGATGGCAGATAAAATACAACTAACTGCTGGCGTGTTTGTTGTTATAGCTCTTATAGCGGTAGGGAGCACCACCACTTATTTCATAACTAAGGAAGATCAAGCCAATGCTTACTTTTGTGAAGATAGAGATATAATAGGCTTATGCTGGAAAGTTTCAGGCACAAGATGTTATTACAATGAATCAGCTATTACTAGATACAAGTTTTGTAAAACTGATTGGATAGCGTTGAATGAGACTGATATTAAAACAGAGTTTGAAGTAACTAAAGAGGTTATATTAAGTGACATAGTTGAAAGACCAAAAGAAATAGAGTCTGAAAGATACGATGATTTATTATCTTTGGGTGCTACAATAAGCAATACCCCTGAGATAAGATGTAATTTACAAGAATGCAAGACAGTTTATATCACGGTATCTGGCACAATATCAACTAATATACCATGGAAACCAAACCCACTTCATGAAAATGGCACTGTGAAAACAACTACTGACTTGTTATATGAGCTTGCTGAACAGTACAAGCTTGCAGAAGACAGAGTTATTGAAAGACACCTAATTAATCAAGCAAAGAATAATTCAGCTTTTCCTGTTGTTATTGATACTGGCAGAAGAATATTGGAGGCAGAATAGATGTCAACAATGAAGTTTATTGCTTTTTTCACAGAGAACAGCAGTCCAAAGACAGGATTATCTCCTACTATTGATATATGGAAAGATGATGGTGATCAAGTAATAACTGCTCAACCAATGAGCGAGATTTCTTCAGGATTCTACAAGTATGAATATACAGCATTTGATGTTGACACTGATTATGTTATAAGGGCAGATGGTACTACTGCGTTGCCTACTTCTGAGAGATATCATGTGCAGACTAATGGGTTGAGTGATGTCAAGAGTGATTCAGAGAACCTGTTAAAAGTTCAGAAGAACAAATGGGATATAATCAGCGATGTATTAACAATCTATGATGATGATGAAACCACTCCATTGTATGAGTTTGAGTTATTTGATGACAGTAATAATCCTTCAAGCGTTGACGTGTTCCGTCGTGTACCAAAATGAGCATTATTCTTAAAGGGATGGGCCAGAACCAGCTTCTTGTTACTAGGGGATATGGTGGCACTGGGGCTTTTTTCGGGCCAGGTTTGTATAAAGGTCCTGAAGACAAAGAGATACTTGTCAAGTTCAATTTTGATATCAAGGCAGGGATCTCTAATAGTCTGGTTTTTTCTTTTGACATACATGCAGCTGTTTCAAAATCTATAGAGTTGCATAAGGATCTATACAGCGCGATAGAAGTTAATACATTAAATACTATTGGCCTTGATGCTTCAATTTTCAAGGAATTCAATTTCTCTTATGATATTGATACTAAGCTTGATCATTCGTTTCTTATAGAGATATTGGATAATATTTAGACAATCTTATAAATATATTTTCTCAGAAGTATTGTTTATGGCAAAAACTGATGAAGGTTTTCTTAAAGAGATTGATAAAAAAATGGATGAAGTGATTGATATGATATTTGCTAAATCACAAGAAAACCTGATAAGGGATGGCAAAGTTGACACTGGGACATTGCTCAAGACAGCCAACATTAACAGGTCTTTTCTCAAGAAAGAAATAATCTATCCAGCTAATTATGCTGAATCTGTTGAATATGGTAGAGCACGAGGTAGTATGCCACCAGTCGAACCTATAATAAGATGGGTAAAAAGAAAGCTGGCAAAATCCGATAAAGAAGCAAAAAGCCTTGGGTGGGCTATTGCAAAATCTATTGAGAAGCGAGGAATAGCAGCAAGTCCTTTTCTTCGTCCTGCAGCGGAAAGCACATTTGCTGAATTGTGAGGTTGATTATCATGAAAGTATTATTCGTATCAAAACAATCAAGAAAGGAAGAATTAACAACTGAAGAGATAATAGGGACATTTGAGGATGAGGATGATCTTAAAAAGATAGGTAAAGCTGTTGAACATGCAACAGAAAGGATATATTTAACTTGGGCTTCAGTCCAAATTAAAGATAAGGCTGGCGAGATAATCCCTATTGCTGATATTATAAATGAGCAGAAAACTTTATTAGAAAGAAACGGCCCAGTGACAGATGAACATTCTAATCGTGTTGTAGGCCAGACGCTTGCTTTCAAAGTTATGGAACATCCAAAAAGCAAGACACTCGGAGTATTACATTTGAACAAGATTTATGATCATAATGATGTTGATGACACAGTTTGGAAAGAGATAACCACTGGAGTAAGGACAGGCAGTTCAGTTGGTGGATATAACACAGGTTCATCATTTGCCAGAGATGAGGTAACAAATGAGAAAGCTAAAGTTTTGGAAGGATTTAGACAATTTGAAACAGCAAGTGTTAGAGAGCCTTGTAATCCGTTGGCTCTCAATGAGGCTTTTTCTGTTGTTGCTAAAAGCGACAGAGCATCAAATAGTGACAAAGAAGATGATGAAGAAGATAAAGAGTACAAGAAAAAAGACAATCTTATAAATATAGAGAGTAAGGACTCTAGTATTTTAAATAAACAAACAAAAGGTGAAACTACTATGACAGAAGATGAGATTTCTAAAAAACTCGATGCAATCTTGAAGTCACAAGAAGATATATCCAAAAGGGTAAAATCACTTGAGAAGCAAGATGAAGAGGAAACACCTCCAAAAGAGGAAGAGATGGAAGAGAAGAAGAAGATAAAAAAGGAAGATGAAGAAGAAGAGCCTGAAGAGATAAAGCCAGAAGAGAAGAAGATAAAGAAAGAAGACGCAGCTAGTGATATTGAAGGTGAAACTCCAGCAGAACCGATTGAATCTCCAGAACCTGACCAGTCTAATGATGAAGATGTCACCAAAAGACTAGCACAGACAAACAAGGAACTTGCTGAACTAAAAAAGACAGTTCAGAAATCTATATCCGCACCAAGACCAGGCGGACCAGGCACAGCTTATGTGAACAAGGTAGCAAAGATGAACACCTTTGCAAAAGATATCGCACTACAGAAAGTAAGGCCAACTTGGCGAGAAGTTCACAAGACATTAAGTGATATTAATAACAGTGAGGTGATTTGAGATGGCTTATTCATTTAAGACAATTCATGAAGTAATAGATTATTATTATGGCGAGGGATTTAATGCCGTTGCTAAAGGTAATGATCCAGTATTGACAGGTACAACTGGCGTACACAATACAGTATTCGGAGCTACAGCATTTTCTCAGCTTAATAATGAGGCTAACGCTTTTGCTCTAATGCCAAAGATACCATGGGATCATAGTGGATGGAGAGTTATCACTGCTGATGCTGGAAGCACAGCTGATGGCGGCGTTGATGAGAACGGAACACTCCCCGACACTGTAAAACCAACATTCGCAGAGATTGAAGCAACACCAAAACAAGTTGTGCATTCCTTTGATGTATCATACATCCATGAAGGAAGAGTACAAAAAGGTGATGATTCAATTGGAGACATGGAATTCTTGCGAAGTTACTTTGCAACATTACATGCTAAGAGAATCAATGAGCAGATCCTTGTTGATGGTGACACACTAGCTGGTAACAATTTCGAATCAATCGATAGAGTTACAGCTTCAGCAGCATTAGCAAGTGCCCTGGGCTGGACAACTGCAGATGAAGACATCTACGGTATTGACAGGTCAGATAATTCATGGGCTGATGCAACAGTTGAGCACAATTCAGGAACTGACAGGTTCATAACAGACGAATTGCTAAGATCAACATTGTCAACACTTTCAAATGTGGGTGCAAGGACAAATATTATCTTAACTGGTAATGATACAAAATGGAGAATATTCGGATTGTATGAGAACCAAGTGAGATATCCAGGAGTTCTTACCCAAGGAGTCAGCGTACAAGTTGGCATCAATGGCGCACAGACTGAGGAAGGACTCGGTGTTGGTATGAGGGTGGCAACAATATATGGTATTCCATTATTTGCTTCTCACGCTGTCAAACAGGACACAATATCTAGGATTTATCTTCTCGATACAACAAGAAACGAAGAGACAGATGTTCCAAGATTGTTCATAGCATTACTATATCCAACATTATACTTTGAGAGTGGAATGAGTGCTTCACGGCCAGATCCATTTTCAATCAATAGGTTGGGAACACAAGGGATGTATTATACAGCAGGTGAGGTTATCTGCACATTTTTAAAGGCACAAGGTTCAATCAGGGATCTGAAGTGAGGTGATGGGAAATGGGTACGCAAACATATTCAACTACTGCCTTAGTTGGTGAAGGTAGCATTGTCAGAGGCAATGTTGCTATGGTAGCTGGAGCTTGGGACATGGCTGATACTAACACCACATCATTTGCAATAGTAACTGGTGGGACTGATGTTCTTGCTGCAGGAGTTTACAATGCAACAATAACCGCAACACCACAGTTCGCCTTGAACAAAAACGGTGCTGGAGTCGCTACAAATGGAAGCCTTCAAGTTAAGGGATGTAATAAAGAACGAAGTGGTACATGGTGGGCTATTGTAAGAACTTCGGGGACTAACTGAGTGATGTAAAATGGCGGTACAATCTACTATAACTTCGGCTACGGATGAAGCTAACATTTTCAGAGGAAATGTTTCATTTGTATCTGGGACATGGGATCAAGATGGTCATGTTACAGCTTTCGCTATTACCACAGGAGGCACTGACGTTTTAGTTGCTGGTGTTTATAATGCCACCACAACAGCTATGACTCCTGCTTTTGCCATGAATAAGGATGCAACAGCACTCCCTAGTAATGGAAGTCTCCAGATCAAGGGACCAAATGTTGATGCAACTGGTACATGGTGGGCAATAGTGAGGACATCAGGAACTAACTGATTTTTTTTATTTTTATTTTTACTTTTCAAAAGGTGATTAATAATGGTAAAATTCGAATTCATAACACAAATAGACAGGATGTCAATGTACCGTGCTCCTACTAAGCCTTATACTATTTACAGAGGCACTCCATTTGAAGTATTAGAACAGAAAGATATTGACTTCTTCGATGAAAGTCACAGGTTCAAAAGAGTATTATTCAAGAGCACAGTAAAACCTGTTGAGAAAGAGGAAGACAAATCCGAAGAGTTTTATGCAGAATTGGAAGCAATAAGAGGCATAAGCGAGAATGCAGCACGAAAGATAGTGGACATCTATCAAACAAAAGACAATCTAATGCAGGTTCTTGAACAGAACTTACAGATAGATCCAAAGATAACAAAACGACAACATACTTATTTAAGAAAAGAATATTTGGAGGTTGATTAATTATGGCATTTACAAGTACAATATCACCAAGAAAATTTCCCATTGCTACAGGTGACAGATCATACACTCAAGGCACATTCGCAAATGCATCAGGAAGCGACATTGGCGGAGATGTTGACACAGGACTTAAAGTATGCGAGAGTATATTTTTTAGTGTGAATGCTTCAGCTATTGTAACAGCTTACCCTGTAGTCAATGAGACATTACCTGCTGCTGGTGATGCTGTCACGATTGTCACATTAGGCGATCAAGATGGTACATGGATGGCATGGGGATACTGATTATAACCGCAAATACTCACGGAATGCGGGATAGAAAAGGAGGTAGATAATTATGACAGGCCCAACGAGATTAACAGTTTCTGAGGCATTAAATCTAGCTAGTAATGGCAGATATCAATTGGCAGCAGGTGGAGCAATAAATACAAGCGTGACTGTTACCCCAACTGGTGGAAACAAGGAAATTAAACAGATTATTATTTCAGCTTCTAGTGCAGCTGTTACAGCAACACTGGACATTTACAAGGATTCTGCTACAGTTGCAAATAGGATTTTCACAGGATATGTCCAAAATCTTGATGGAGATAGCAGTGTAAGGTTTCCTGAAGGAATAACAGCCACAGTTATTATTACAAGTATATTAGGTGGTACAGGTAATTATTATACTCTTGTACGGCATAATTAGAGCAGTTCTATTGGGTGGAAGTAATGGGTGTGAAACAGTCAGAGAGAATTGCTGAGATGCATACAGACATAAAATGGATAAAGAAAGAGCTGGAGGGCAATGGAAAAGAAGGTTTGATAAAGGAAGTAAACACTAATACTAAGCACCGAATAGAATCAGAGACAAAAGGAAAAATGTTAAATTATGCTGTGGGCTCTGGCTGGGGAATAACAATCTTAATATTGATATTGAATGCATTTGGGGTATTATAAAAATGGTCACATACTGTTCATCTGAAGATGTAAAAAGATATCTAGGATCTAGTGTTAGTTTCTCAACAACTTCAACTCCCACAGATACCGAGGTTGGTTATTTCATTGATGATGCTGAGGATGAGATAAATCAAAGAACACAACATGCATGGAAAACTGTAACAGCTGGCCCAGAATATTATGATATACCTATTAATTCTATCTATGGCAGGGCAGATGGCAATTTCTCTATGGGCGTTCCTATTTTTATGAGACACAGGCATATTATTGATTTTGAAACTGCTGCAGTAACAGCTGACAGTGATTACATACAATTATGGGATGGCAGCAAATATGAAAATTGGGTCACAGCCAAGACAGAAGGCCGTTCAGAGGATTACTGGCTAGATAATCAAAAGGGTGTATTATACTTGAAACAGTTTTATTACCCTTATAGGAATCAAAAACTACGTCTGAAGTACAGATACAAGGAAAGTCCTGTTCCATATGATATAAGGAAAGCTTGTGCCATGATGGTAGCCATTAGAGTTCTTAGTACTGATGATAGAAGTGTTGCTCTCAATGAGACAGGAGATCCCACAAGACAGAATTACTCTGACAGAATTACTAAGATGCAGACTGAAATTGATAAGATTCTCCATAATAGGGTAGAGTTCATAGTTATAGGCAGGTAATTTTAGACAATCTTATAAATATAATTTCTCAAGACATAGATTACGGCCTTAATTGCCTATGTGAGTATGTGAAATGGTAGATTCAATGCAGAAGGTGTTAGACCTTCTTGAAGATAATTGGAATAGTGCAACAACAGATTTAATAATTCCTTCTTTCATCAAAGTTACTGACCAGAAAAGATATGATTTCAATAATAACCAAGATGTGATAATAGCACAAAGAGTGAGAATTCCACAACAGCCAGCAGGGATAGGAAGACTTGCAAAGAGATTGACACATTCTTTCGATATTGATATTAGAGTATTCGGAGCAGGCCAAGAGAATCATTTCTTCAATGTAATAGATGAGACAAAGAAGATCCTTGATGATAATATTGCTTTTCTTACAGCAAACTTCGATATAATAGATCCTGATTCAGAAGGTATTGATATGAGCGATAAGACCCATAAGGTGTATAGGTTCATCATGCCTATTAAACTGGTAAAATATAATGTTACAAGATAATAACATAAAGATAGTTAGTAATCAACCTGGGATAATAGTATCACATAATAAAAATCCCAAGTTTAATTTTCATTTGGGTTCGGACCCCGTGTCAGTACCTGAGAAAGTTGCAGTATTTTTGACAGAGCATCATCCTCGGACAATAGTGTATTACCGAGATCCTAAACCAAAGAGAAAAAGATCAAAGAGAAAATCGATAAAGAAAAAAATAAAAGGTGATAATTTATGACTTATCCAGCAGTAAGCAAATATGTACTAATAGGCAAAGAAACAACATGGGGCACTAAAGTACCAGCAACAAAAGACGTAGGTTTGATAATATCTGATGTCACAAACACAATAACAAGGGAAGTGATACAGAGTCTTGGTATCAGTTCAATAACTGCACAGAAGATAACAACGGGCATCACTGATCCTGAAGTTACAATAAGCGGAGATTTCCAGCATGGTAGGCTTCTTGAGCTCATTTTTGGCAATGTCAGTCATGTTTCAGCAGCACCAGAGACAACACACACATTCCTCACAGATGATAATGTTACAAGTTTAACCATTGAAGTTGGAAATGACTTGACCACAGACACAGTTCTACAGACAAATGGGTGTATAGCAGAATCTGCAGAATTGAGTATTGCATTGAATGAGAATTTGAAACTTTCAACTACGTTCAAAGGCAAGAATGTTTCTAGTACAACAAGCGCATCATCTGCTGTTCTTAGCACATTAGCAGTATTTCCTCATGCCTTATGTGGTGTGGCCTTGGCAGGAGTTACAGCTAGTGAGATACAAAGTGCTTCAATAAACATAGCCAAGACAATTGAAAGAAGTGGTGGTGTTGGTTCAAATGAATATCAGCAAGGTCATCCTACAGAGATGAAGTTTGATTTTTCAGCTAATCTTGGATTCACAGATAACGCTTTCCATAAATTGTTCATGGTTGGTGTTAATGCTGCTGGCGATGCTGTTACAGCTATTACCACCGCAGATCCAACAGGCACAGATTTTGTTATTCATGCTGGAAATGATCTGGCTGCAGGTGCAGGAGGAAGGCAGGTACATCTTGCTCTCAAGAGTTGTCAATACAACAATTTCACTGAAACAACAAGTGTTGGTGGACTTACTTTCATTGATGTATCAGGTTCTGGATTGATAGATTC